CATCAAAATCACATTCCCAACAGAAGTGTTCATATCACCGGACATCCTTCCAGTTGCTTTATATTCAAAATCATAGGTATCACCTTTACCCTTGCAATAATTCACAAGTTGGCATCGAAGCAAGTTCCGGAGTTCTTCACACCCAGGAAACAATCTCTTGTAAACCGAGTGTTCATAATCCAGAGCATACTCCGACACATGTTGGTCAAACCTGCTAGCATCCAGCCCTACCGCTACTGGACAAGAAAAGGAATTCCATTTCTTTACTATTTCCTGAGCCATCGCTGGTAAAGTACAGTGCTTAAAAACTGTTTCTTCCCCCCACAAAGCGTCTATACCCTTGTAAATGGCCAGTTCATTATGTTTATTAATGTACTGACCAAGGAGTATGTTATACTTGGGCGATCTTGGCGATATGATTCTAGGATCCTTGTCCGCAGCTTGCACAAGTTCCCATTTTACAAAAATGTTAACATGCACATCCTTAGGCGCAAGTTTTCTATTATCAACCAACTCCTGGAGTGCTTCTACGTAGACCTGGTATTTACCTTTAGGTCTACTTTCCACAAACTCCTCCGGAGTGATCTTCTTCACCTTAACCACACGAGCTAACCGCCTCCCCACGCTCCATACGTCACCGTACCACACTGGAACAAGCTTCTTGCTGTGAAAGAACTCAGATTTCTCCAAGTTCTCCATAGGTCGAATTTCAAGAAAATCGATCAATCGTTTTCTAAGCCAATGGTATTTACCTAAAAGCTCGTCGTACGAAAACCCGGGATTCTTGATCATCAGGACTCTATTTACTATCCCAATGAACATGTTGTGTGATGATGAGTTAAAACAGCTCCACTGCCCGACTACGCTAGCCGGGCCCACGAACTTATTCAATGATCTAAGAGGTCTATTTCTAAAGTGCAACGTCAGACCCTCAATTTCAACAACTCCTTTGTCGAAAACTGGCCAGTGCATCCTAGGGGTAGCAAGGCACTGAGATGCCC